GATGTAGATGCTGTCCCTGGTGACGCCGGCCAGGGCGGTGGTCCGGTCATGGGCCATGACGGCGGCCACCGCGGCGTCGATCCGCCGCGGTGAGTCCTTGCGCTCCTTGGCCAGCCGGGCGCCCCGGGCGTCCTCCCGGAGCACGGCGTTGCCGACGTGACGGGCGAGGCGGCTGTCACCGCTGTGGGTGAGCTGCCCGTTGACGACGGCCTCATAGAACCGGGCGGTGGCCGGCGTCATCCGCCCTGGGCTCTGTGGGTACTCCAGGACGGGGAGGCCCTCACCGTCCAGCAGCTGGAGGGAGCGTGCCCAGCGGAACGGGTCGGCGGCGATCTCCAGGACCCGCCAGCGCCGGCATGCCTGCCGGATGGCGGCTTCCACGTCGACGATGGGGACCTGGGTGCCGGCGGCCTCCCACAGCTCCACCAGGTCGACGTGGGGGCGCTGGTCGACGGTGGCCACGACCAGGACCGTGGTGTCGCCGTTGAAGCTCCCGTCGAAGGCGAGGACCACCTCGGCCCCGTCCGGGACCGCGACCGTGGGGTCGGCCCCGGCGGCCCACGCGCCCGGGGGGAGCCATGCTTCCTCGAGGGTGTCGGTCAACTGGCACAGCCGAGCCCGGCGGAACGATGCCTCCCGCATCTTGGGGGGTAGGCACGCGGCGAGGCCGTCGCGGGCCAGGAAGTCGTCGAGGGCGGGGTTGGCCAGTTCCCAGCAGTGTTGGCAGTCGACTTCATGACCTTCGAACCCGGCGGCCGAGTGCTCCCGCCACACCGCCGAGGACGGTCTCCTCCAGCTCGGGGCCGGGGGTGCCGATGGCCAGCACGACGGAGGACTTCTGCTTGCCGGTGGCCAGCGAAACGACCTCATAGACCTCGGTGTCGACGCGCCCGGCCTCGTCCACGATGGCCAGGGTGAAGTCGAGGCCCTCCAATCGCTTGGGCACGGCCGGGAGGACCTGGAAGCTCGATCCTCGGGATGGGACCGTGAGGGCGTCGGCGTACTGCTGCACGCGGGCCTCCAGCTCCGGGTGGAGCTCCACCATCCGCGAGGCGATCCGATGGCACAGCCCGGCCTGGCGCTCGTCGGTGGCCACCACCACCACCTGAGCACCCTCGGCCCCGGCCAAGATCTCGTACAGGGGCGAGCACGGCGGTCAGGCTGGTCTTGCCCTGCCCTCGGGGCAGCATCCACCCGGCCAGCCGCGGCGCCGGCCGCTGATCCCACGTCGCGGCGATCAGGGCACGCTGCCAGGGCCGCAACCGCAACGGCTTGCGGACACCGTGGCCGCGGGGTGCCCGTATGTAGTCGGAGGCGAACCGCGCAACGGCAAGCTCACGCCGCTTGGAGCTGCGCAGCGCCAGCGGGGAGGCATCCACGGCGACCTTCGGGCCGGTCCTCATGCGACCACCGGGCCGCGCTGGCCATTGTCGACTTGTCTATTCGCCTGTTCGCCTGGCGAGGGGTCGGTAGCGACCATCCTGGTCAAGATTCGATGCGCCAAGTGGGCGGAACGGGCCGCGTTGCACGACCTGCAGCGGACGACGAGGCGACCATCGGGACGGCCGCCGGCGGCGACCTCCCACGTGGTCGGCGGTCAGGTCGGCGCTCAGGTGGGCGGGCTGGCGCTCCCACCCGGGGCACCAGTCGCCCACCATGGCGCGATGATCCGCCACGACGCGGCGGCGGCGCTCTCGCTCTCGGGCGTCGTTGTGGAGGTCGGGCCGGCGTGCGGCCTTGGCTCGGTCGCGTGCGGCCTGGCAGTCACGGCATCGGGGCTTGCCTCGTACCACGGTCTTGCAGTCGAGGCAGGCGCGGAGCAGGGAGCGCGTCATCGGGGCTTGCGGCGCTTGCGCTGGCGTAGCTCGCGCTGGCAGTCCGGGCAGCGGTCGGCCCAGGTGATGGGGCGCCGGCATCCGAGGCACTGGCGGGGGCTGCGCCGCGCCCCGCTGGGGGCGGTGTAGTAGTGGCCGCTCTTACCCACGGCGACCGAGCAGCATCAGCAGGACCGGGGTGGGGCGTGGCGCGGTGTCCCCGCGCACGCCGACCACCCCGGCACCCACATAGGCCGGCACGCGCACCACAGCCACGTGGTCCAGCGCCGCGCTGGTCCTGGTGACCCGCTGGCGGTCGGCCGACCAGCGGCTACCACCGGGCACCTCGGCGAAACCAACCGACAGGCCCAACGGCACGCCGTCTCGGGCCAGGGCCAGGACCTCGTTCCCGAGCATGGTGTCCGAGACGTGCCAGGCGCCCCAGGCGGCGTCGGCGCGGTCCTCCAGCTCCACGGTCACGCCGATCGGGAGCGTGCCGGCGTCTCGCGGGTGGGTCGCCGTCAACGGGATCTTGGCCGGGTCGGTGCCGGCCAGGGCGCCCCGCTCGAAGGTCTCGGTGACGAGGCGGCCCCGGTCGACCACGCGAGCCGGTTGGCCCCACGGGAGGAGCGGGCCGACCAGGGTCCGCCCGTCGCCATTGTCCCGTATTGCGAGGGAGCTGGTGAAGTGGCGGGTATGGATCATGCGACGGCACCTCCCGGCTGGTCGTCAATGCCTGGGATGGGCGGAAGGTCCTCCAGCTCCCGGACTTCGCTGCGGAGCTTCCAGCCGGCCCGGATCGCGCTCTCGTGGGCCTAGTACCTGGTGAGCAGGTCGGTCCTCACGAGAGCGGCGGCGTTGAACTTGACCGTCGTCGTACTGCTCAGGAGAGCGGAGAGCGCCGTCTCCAGCCGCACCAGCCAGGGCCGCAGCCCGAAGGTGAGGAAGTCCAGGGCGCGCTGCTCGACATTCGCGTAGGTGAGCGATCCGCCGGACTCGCCGCCGATCAGCTCGGGCTGGACGCCGAAGTAGCGGGCGATGGTGGCCACATTCGCGCGAGTCGTCTCCAGGAATTGGGCTTCCTCGGGGGCGATGCTGACGGCCTGGAAGCGGGCGCCGGAGCCGAGGACGGCGATCTCGCGGTTGCCGTCGTGATAGCGCGCCTTCCACTGCGCTTTGATCTGCCTTGCCCGGTCGTCTTTGAGGTCCTGGTCGGTGGAGAGGACACCGGCCGGCATGCCGCCGTCGCCGAAGAACCGGCTGGCGTAGCGTTCGGCGGCCAGGCCCAGCCCGACCGCTTGCCTGGCGTGGCCGATCGGGCTCAAGCCGACGACGGCGCCGGGTGTGGTGAAGGCCCGGACGTGCCAGATGCTGGCCGTGTCGACCCGCTGGCCATCGACCCGGTACTCCACGGCCCCGTTGGGCACGGTGACGCCGACGCGGCTGGGGTCGAGGAGCTCGACTTGGGCGGGCAGGAGGCCGGCGCCGGCCCGGTCAACGACCAGCCCGTAGGCGTTGCCGCGGACGAGCAGGCTTTGGAGCAAAGCGTAGAGGAAGTCGGGCAGGGACCAGCCGGCCGAGGGTGCCCGCAGGATCGGCGGGAGGTCGGGCAGCGGGTCGCGCTCACCGCGACGGTAGGCGGCCAGGGGCAGGGTCGAGATGCTGCCGGCGATCAGGTTGACGCAGGCCCACACCGCCGAGTGCTGCATGGCCGTGGTCGGGTTGACCGCCACCGCGGCATAGGTGGAGGCCGGGGCGATGCTCCCGATCTGGAACAGGTCCCGGTCGTGACGCTGCCACGGCCAGCGCATGGCTCAGGTCGTGTTGACGAAGGTCTTGACGGCGTTGGTGTCGATCAGGGCGCCGTCAAGGCGGATGATGCAGCGGAAGGCGACCAGATCGTGCTGGAAGCGGAACTCGTCCGACCGCTCGAAGCGGATGCCGTTGACGATCCGCACGAAGTAGCGGTCCATGGCCCCGAAGGCGATGCTCTCGGCGGTGTTGGCCATGGCCGGCATGAACGGGTCGACGAACACCGGGTAGCCGAGGATGCTCCGGCGGTCGGTGAGGCCGTTGACCGGCTGCCCGCTGGTGTCGCGCAGCTTGCGCACGGTCACGTTGCTGGCGTTGCGCATGATGAAGGCGGCCGAGTCGCTCTCGGCATACGGCTCGGCCACGCTGCCGACCAGGTTCCAGAGGGCATCGGTCCCTTGGTTGGCGGTGCCCTGGGTGCCAAGGGTCGTGCCCGTGCCGGCCGGTCCGGTCACGCCCGTGCCGGCGTCCAGCAGCAGGCCCCTGGGTTCGGTGGTGCCGGCCCCGTTGATGAGGTCGTCGCCGTAGCCGTTCGCGCCCAGGCCCAGGCTCAGGGCCGCCTGCCGGGCCAGGAAGTCGAGCAGGTTGGTGGGCGAGTCGTTGGCCAGCTCGGTGGAGACCTCGAAGTAGTTCGCGTACTTGAACGCCTTCAGGGTGACCGTGGACAGGGCCGGGTCGCTCTCGGTGATCTGCGCGCCCTCGGCGGTGATGGCCGAGGTGACGAAGCCGGTGGAGCGGGGGA